CAAATCCAGTCAACTCAAAGCCGAGTCGAGGAGCTGTCATTCTTACCTTAACATCATCATCAATAGATGATGGTTGTCGAAGTCTAACTAAAAACTTTTCCTTTGGTCCATACCCCAAAGGAACACGAAGACTTTCTTTTACAGTATCATCTGCATTGTATCGCTTTACGTCAATTTCATTGAACAGCGTACCAAAGCCAACCACTAGCTTACGAACTGAATTGTTGTAGAAATGTCCGAACATCAGTAGTTACCCTCCGAGAATGGATCGGTGTCGGTGAAGTCAATAATGTCCCCTTCATCCACCGTCGTATCTATGATAGAAGAGTCATTGTATGCATCATCAGTTACTATGAGATCAGAGTTTGCTGTAGATGTGAGTGCATATACGGCAGTAGAGTCATCACCCTTCACATTAGTTCCGCTAGAAAATGCCGAAGTGTTTGCAACAAGATCGTCTGCATTTGGATTAGTTCGTCCCTTGATTTCGTCTATTCGTAGAACCTTGGTTGTAGAGTTCCAGTCAACCACCACGGCTGTTGCAGTTGCAAGTGCAAGAGAATCGCCTTGGTATATAGTTTCTCCATCAAAGAAGTTCAACCCACCCGACACATATGATCCGAGTGATAGATCAACAGCAAGAGTCTTACGGTCGTCATCGAAGGAATCAATCTCACTGAATCCACTGTCGATATCTTCGCTGCTGTAAACAAAGAGTTCACATGAAAGTTTATATGTGTATAATTTTCCTAATTGGTAAAAAGGATTTTCGTGTTCTACGAATTTGATTTCAAATAGACCCTTTGAGAGTGGGAAGAAGATGAGATCTCCTTCTCTTGGTCGTGTGATCGTGCTGTCATGTGAAAATGATTCTTCAAACCTACGTTTGGATAGTATCAACTCAACAGAGTCTCTGATCTCAAGACCAAATTTGCTAATGAAATCACCATCACCACCGAAACCGTCGATGGAGTTAATAAACATTTCTATTTCCACGCCGTTTTCAAACTTGGAAATAGTATCTTCTGAAAATAGTTCATCTTCATTAACAAGTGTTCTTGGAATGTATACCATATCACGACCATGTATTTTGATCGATTCTATGGTAAGATCATGCAGAAGATCATTCTCTGAACTTACGTCCCTGAAGTAGCTATTTTTTGCCATTGATTATCCCGTCATAAAATCTATTGGGAGTTCATAGCGGAGTTGCATTTCTTGTTCTATCTTTTCCATCTCTTGTCTAGCTTCGTCCATTATTGCTCGTCCATTAAACTGAACACCGCCTGGTAATTGCATACCTTCATACTTCGAAAGGTTAGTTCCCCACTGATGTCTGAATAGTTCGGTGGTGTATTTTTTGATAAATTTATCTTTGAATATTTCAGTATGTGTGTCGGGATCAAGAGCGGAATAACATTCAAACACAAGGAAATCACCAGCCTCAACGTCTTCACCCCAATTCATATCGATGTGAAGTTTGTTTGTGACCCGAGTAAAGCGAATCATCTTTTCTGGATCGAGCATTTGCTGTAGTAAGGTAAGGTGATTTTTTGTGATATTATATTGGCTGATTCCACCCATACCAGTTCGAGTGCCATAGAAATCGTTGAGAGACATCTGGTAACGAACATCGAACATGTTTATCGTACTTTCAGAAAACTGAAACAATCTCACGACACTGACGATGCTGGAATCAATACCATCGGTTGATATATACCCACCATTTAAATCACTTGATGCTCTATCTATTTCTTCTTGTGTAACTTGATGCTTATAGTATCTTCTTTCCACGCCATCAAAATGGTACTCCGTGAACAGAGAAATAGCCTCGTCTATTCTATCCTCTAGTTGAGAATCATCGACGTTTATTTCAATTACGGGTGCGCCCAATTTACGAAGACAATACTGTTTAAGTTCTTCTCTTGTGTTTGGTTCTGCCATGAAAGACTCCTTTTACTATATTATGTATGCTTTTAGGAGACCATTTCACTATTAAGATATTGTTTTAAGTAAATTAGATCGTTCACTTTGGTACAATAGTTATTTCCTTTAGCCCAGTTTAACGGACCAGAAATTTGACACTTTCCATTACCACGAACGTGTTTTTTGTTTTCGATGTAATGACGAGTCCAACCTTTGTGGTACTCATATTTAGGATCCAACGTTAAAAATAAATCTAAGTCAAAGGCTCTTCCGTTTATAACAACCTTTTCATCATCCTGAAAAAATGTCTTAGTCATTTATTATGGTCCATATCCAAATTCAAACTCGACATCTGGAATTATTGGGACGTTCTGCGCTTTACCACCAGTTGATGCATCTTCGATACTATCAGCACCTTCAATGTCGGTTACAATTTCGGTGTGTGTTGCTCTTTTGCCGTTTCTGAATAGGATCACATCAGTGAGGAATGCAGCAAGTTCATATCCAAAGATTCCAAAACTCTCGGTGTTTGAATTTTCTAGATAGAACACATCGTTAGATGCAGCAGCACACAATCCCACTAATTCATTCGCTTCTAAAAGTTCATTTGTATTTTGATCAGTCGCCAAGAATGTGAGCTGTTGGAATGGACCTGTTGCTGCGTTGTCTCCAGTTCCATTTGTTCCTCCACTACCTCCAGTGAAGCCCGCAAATGTTTGCGCAAAGTCTCCAGGCGCTCCCGAAGATCCTGACATACCAGCAAAGTTAGTTTCTCGTGTGAACCGTATGTTCTCAATTTCAACTAAGGTTTCCTGATAACTGCTTAGTGTGAGGCCCGTTGTGATACCAAGTTCCACTCCTAATATTGGGTGTGTTGCTTCACTGTTACCTGTGATACCAGCAGTGTTCCCTCCACCCAGATCTTGTCCTCGGAGGAAACCTTGTGTGTTATTAAATCCAGTTGCCGATCCAGTCAATCCATATCGACTAAGAGTGATGACTCTTCTGTCGTCATCATATGTTCGTGCCACTCCTTCTGTGACATTATAACCACTCTCAACAAAAAGTGTGGACTCATCAATGCCATTCATGGGAAGTAGTAGTTTGGTGAAGTTATTACCAGTAGATCCAAATGCAGGGACAGTCAGAGTTGCACCTATTGCAAGGGTGGTTCCTGTTGCCCCGTTTGGTCCACCGTCTAATATACCCGCACTTCCGACTACTGTTGTGGTGTCAAAGTCCACTTGGACATGATCAATGTATCCTTCAAATCCTTGTCTTCCCGTAGTTCTAGATCCAATATTAAACGGAACCGCTGCATCTTGGAAAATTTCTTCAGTTGCACCCAAAGAGGATACGGCTCTAAGTACACCATTGAGATACATTCTACCTTCAAGATCTCCAAATTCAATTTGAATATGAGTCCAGTCATTCAAGGTAACGCCAGCTATGGGTAAGTTTGCTGTCATTGATTTGTTAAATGATGAGGCAGAATCGTTGGTTGAGTATGTAAATATGAATGCATTTGGAGAGTTGTCTTTTATTAACTCATACGCACCAACTCCAGTTGAATCATTTTTCTTACTGAATATAATTTGTTCTCCACTTGGTGATGCATCAGAGAACTTTACAAATGTTGACATTTTAGAAAGGTACTTAGATGTTCCATCAAAGGTGAATCCTGAACTACTGTTAATAGATAACCCAGGCCCAGTGGTGCCTAAGGTTGGAACTCCGCTAAAGTAAGCTGAAGCAGAACCAAACTTCTTTTGTGATGAGTCGTGTTTAACACCTGTGTTGATTACCTTGTATACACTTTGTTCGATTTGTTCATCAAATTGATATACACCAACACCCTCAACATCAGCACTAAGACCAAACGATACACCATCAACCGCTTGTAGTCTGATTATATTATGACCAGTTGGAAGAGATACATCGAAAGAACCCGTGAGTCCGCTAGTTCCCGTGGATCCCGAAACCTTTGTCGCAATCAACTGATGATCATCAAATCCTCGAACGCTGTATATACCGTCTAACACTGTGGATGCAGAATCTATGATTTGGAAGTGATCTCCTCTTCTTGCCTTGAGTTGCTCAAACTCAGGAAAGAAGTTCCAAACATAGCGAGATGTTGTGTTGTCTGGTAAAACAGAAAAGGTTCCAGACATTGTTGATCCTGTTACGTGTTGACCGCCTAAAATTAAACGACCTATCACATCATGAGAAGCTAGAAGTCTTTGTGGAACATCGTATTGGATTACGCCAGGAATTCTATCTGAATATAGATCGGAGGTGTTGGATAAATTTGTCTCGGGGACTGAACTTGTTGAGAGAGAATCATTGGTATCAACAAAGGAAACTTGACCCGTGTTTGACTGGATTGGAATGATGTTCTCTTTGGAGTCGATGATCTCAGAAAGAATTGAGTCATCTCCAGTCTTTCTGATTTCTCCAGTTTCTTTATTGAAGATCGCAAATCTTTTGGTGGACATTACGCTTCTACCCCGTTAATCTCTATGTACCCAGTTTTAAGAGCCTCTTTATATAGCTTAGAACTGTCCACGGTTGAATTTGAACAACGAACAATGGAACCATATGTTGAATTTATTTCATCAAGTGTTCCCGTACCACTAAATGTTATCTCATTACCAATAATCGTTGAGTTGTACAATGCTTGAATTCCGTTGGCCCCGTATGAACCGACACTACACGATACAATATTTGTATTTGAATTTGTAGCACTGACTAACACACTTCCTGCAATTCCGTTTGCAGAATCCTGACCTGTTGATTCGAAGGACACGTCGTATAGTCGAGAGAAAGAAGAATCCGAAATGGCGTGTCCTACTGCATCTCCTGACGAATGGAAGTATGGTCCAACAGTAGAAGATGAACATTCAGTGACGCTGACTCCCCGATTTATATTATCCATTGCGTCTGAACTGGATACACTTAGAGAAGAGTTTTTGTCTGTGTAATACCCAAACCCGTTTCTGAACGATATACAACCAACACATTCTGCGTTTGAATTTAATCTAGAACCAAATCCGATGCCACCTTCTTTAGAAGAACTATAATTAGTAGCAGCGTCTTGGAAGTTGTATGCAGATACTGATCTAACTGCGATTATGTTACTGTTTCGTTTAGATACGAATCCGTCGAGACCCGAACCCACTGCGGTGCAAGCAGTGAACGTTCCTTCTGACTGTTGGTTAACAACATAGGCAGATTCCCAAGCTCCACTTACCATAAAGCTAGAGAGGGCTGCTTGTGAGTTTTCCGAAACAAGAACTCCAGTTCCACAATATGTAACTGCGTTGAAACTGACGCTACCAGAAATGTCTTGTCTAATCAAAGACTTATTTCTTGCCGCGATTCCGACTTTGAAGTTTTTGACGGCAACTGCATTTCCTAGAATCATTTCGGAACCATTTTCTGCCAGAACACCCGTCTTTGTGGAAGGAGTTCCGTTGCTTGGATCCGTGGTAATTACGGCTATGTTTTCTAGTTTAAGACCAGATCCTTTTGTAATTCTTACTCCGTTTGAACCTGAGCTGACCGAAATAGTCGCTTTAATATGTCTGCACGGAATTGAAGTGGCGTTTGATGAAAATAAATCAACTGAGGTTGGATCAGATGTAGTGTGTACTCTACTTGTGATTGAGTTTGAAATACCATCATAGGGATTTCTATTTCTTATATTGTTCTCTAAGACAAGTTGCTTTGTGGTAGTAAAATCCCTACCAGACGATTTGATTTCGAAAGCTCCAACACCGAACAGTCTTCTTGTGGTGGCTTCTGATTCAGAATAACGATCTGGATTAGTTGAGTTTGCAGAAAGACCAAAGGTAGCATAATTACCAAGAGAACTTAAATTGTGATTGAGTTGTAGTTCACCTGCGCCTATTCCTGATGCCGAGACTGCGGTTTCATGGTGTGGTGATGCTACAATCATTGTTCCCGCAGATGTAGTTGAAATATCATGATCGACTGAGAAGTTTAAAATATGAATAAAGCGAGATTTACTTTCAACTCCACCAGTTTCGCTGCTCAAAAATGGAGTATAAGTTCCATACCTAAGCCTACCCACTCTACCACTGAAGGCTGTTGTATCGGTATATGAAGTCACCTCAGTTGCGGTTTTCACTAAAGTGCTTGGACCTTTGAGTGTGATTCTATTTCCCTGTGGGTGATCCATCACCAGTTCGCTGACAGTGTTATATGTACCTTCCGCTACGTTGATTGTGACTGTGCAGTCTTTCGCAAAGTAGAAAGCCTTAAGGTAATCAAAGGCTTTACTTATTGTACCAAATGGAGATGTTGATATTGTACCACTGTTGCTGGTGTCATTACCAGTAGTAGACACATACAGATCGATAGCTCCTCTTAAGGTCTGTCTATCACCTGGTCTTACTCTTGATCTAATTGCTACTGACATTTATTTCTTTCTTTTAGATTACTGTTAGTCCGTCGTTGGTACGCCATCATTACAGAGCGATATATCACCAACACATTCACCTTCACATAGCTCTTGTCCATCAGGACACTGATCTTCACCGAATACATTTGGATTAAACAGAATGTCAGATCCAACTTCACCTAGTTGTATTGCAAAGATATTGAACGGTCTGTTTTCAATACCTGTGCCCACATCCACACTTGACTTAACCGCTAGAACTCTTCTATCTGTTGTGTTAGAGGCAGTACAGATGATGTCGTGTATGCCGGTGTCATCGGTCGAAGTTGCATCATGTTCTGTGAACGTTGGAGATACTATGAAAATGGGACTCGCTAAAGGTTCGTTGTCGAAAAACTCACCAAAGCGACGAATATTGTCACCAGTCGCAGTCATTGAATCGTTTAGATTAATGAAGAGAGTTGTTCCAGCTGGCATCGATGCATGAGTCACTCCGTCATACGACATCCCGAGTGCGCCCTCTACGCTGGTAGACGCTCTAGTACAAAGACCTGCCGCAGATCCCACGATTCTGGGACCAACCATTTGCTGTATCGCAAAGTTCTGATGAATGTTCTCAAACTCTGATACGTCAACGCCAGTTTCCAACTGGACGTTCGAGAAGTCAACAGTTGACCCTGCGTAATCTACTGCTGCAACGAGATCGTTTTCGTTAGCAATGGTGGCTCCTGCTTGTAGGTAAAAGTCTAACTGAGTATAGTTGTCACCAGAGTTACCGACAAATTTACCAGAAATACTTGGAACATTAAACTGGAGTGTGTGTCTTTTCCAATCAGTTCCCAAGACAACTTCCTGACCTGGGATGAATATGGTGGAAGATGCATTGGCTCCCAGTCCAAACTCATCAGCGACACCAGCTTCTCCGAAAACTTGTCGTAGTCCAACACCTAACTTTGCATCTGCTGATGCACCTTTAGCATAGAATGATAATGTCACTGAGTTGTTCTGAAGAAGTCTTACGTTTGGAATTCTCTGTTCTAATGCGAGAACAAAGTCACCCTCATCTGGAGATCCCGCAGTTACTTTACCTTTATTGATACTTAAGAAGTAGTTTGGATTTCCACCAACAGCAGATTCACCGACAGCATGAGGTCTTTTATCAACAGTAAGAAGATCCGATGTTGATCCAGCTTCTCCTGCTCCATATCGAATAGACCAGTTGTTTGAGGTGCTGTACCTTCGAGGTATTGCATTTTTAACTGCACCTATGGCAAATGTATTACCAGCATCCCAGCTTGCAAATGATGCATTCGAAATTTGGTTTCGAAGTGCATCTCTTCCGAGGGATCCTTTAACGTTGATTGCTGATGAACTCATGTATAATTATCCTATATTACTGACTTTGTCCATCCACGAACAAGGAACCTAGTTCATTGTCGGACTCATTGGTTGTTGTTTTTCTAAAGTTAATAACTCCAAACATACCAGTGCTTCGGGGGTTTGCATCGGCGAAGACGAAGGTATTTGAATCTTTTGTAAACGAGTTTCCAGTTTTACAAACATTTTCATTGAAAGAACCAGAAACCTGCTGCTCGCTTCCCTCATTCTGAGCAAGACTCGAAAGATTGTTGATGTCAAATATTGCAGAAGCAAAATGACCACCTACGACAATATCAGAGCCACTGTTATTGTTTACAGTTAATTTTAATCCAACGCGGTTCAGCCCGCCGCTAGAGGTCTCCACCTTTTCCACAGTAGCTTTAACTCCATTACCAGCCGTTCGAGTCGAAGCCCAAGGTGGGAACAATTCTATTGCGGTGCCACCACTACCAAGATGTATCGTATATGATGCTGTGGTCTGATCGTTAATCGCATCTCGAACTGCTTTTTCGGTGACAAGGTTGGTGTCAGTAGCGGTGGACGAGGGAGAAACCTCTGTTAAGATTTTGTTCACGGGAGTCGATGAGCTGTTCGTGAAAAGAAGACCTTTGCTTCCGAGTGAAAGATTGGCTTTCTCCTCAGGAGGCCCGTTCGTTCCGATTGACGCAATGCCGTATGTTTGATCGGTTGTTGATGTTTTTTGCAGCGACATCAAAGGACTGTTGCCGCTGTTGAGAACCTCAAACTTAGGCGCACCCGATCCAAGACCGTCTAGGTTGACTGAGAATCCGTTTCTTCCTGAATCTGGTCCACCAAATCTTACATGGGGGAATGTAGAGGTAAAGTTTGCTGCGGAAGTATCAATCTGGAAGATCTGTTCGGCGCTGCCCTTGCCATTGGCGCTCTCAACGTATTTCGTGAGCAAGTTATATGCTTTGAACTTCACGGGAGTGTTTGACGCATCGTACATTACAATGTCACCGTCTGATGGTGTGATGCTGACATCCGTAAGATCTGTGAGCGGAATCTGAGTTGTTAGGTTATCAATAACCGCAGCCGCTGCATTTGCAGTCGTCTTGATGATCCAGTTGATTGCGACTGTTGGCTGGAGGTTGTTGTGTGATTCATTAGAACCAACAGTTTCACTTTGTACTTGCTGTCCTTTGTATCCTGCACCACTGGAGTTGTTTACCGAGAACGGGGAATTTGGATTACTTGTTGAATCTACTTGTCCATGTTGTCGATCAGAATCTGTTTCTTTGACCTCGTGACTGTGAGCTGCCAACTCAGCCTCTGTAAGCGTATGCTCATACTCACCAAGAATCGATCCGCGAGGACTGTTGCGATCTGTTACGATCAGAGTTCCTTCTTGATCGTTTCCTTCGGGAGTAAGCGATGCAGATCCCATGACAACCTTACCGCGCAAGTCAGGTTTTCTGAATGCGGTGGTTGTAACTGTTGGAGAAGATAGTGTGATGGTAGAACTTGGCTGATCGGATTCTGCCTTAGGAGTTAAGGAACCAGCATAGATGACACCATTAGATACACTGACCTGTTGGGGAATCGACAGATCCGTTTCGAATGATTCGTTATGTGGAGTAAAGCCATCAATTGTTCCTGTTGATTTTAAGTAGTCAACATCAACTGTGATTTGGTTCAGAGCAAGATCAATCGAAACGATACGTCCCGTGATACCACCACCCTGCTGAACCACTTGACCGACTACAATTCCTGCGCCTGAAGTAATAGCCGAACTCTGAATTGTAACGTGGTATCCGAACTCTCTACCGATTCTATTATACAGATCGATGAACGCAGTTGTGGACAATGCTCCACCATCGCAGAGTGACCATGTTACTGGAACATCATTTGCTTGTCCAGCATAAGGTTCGATTGTACCAACGGGTTGAATTCCGTCTAGGTTAACAACAGAAGAACCGCCAATTACGGTTCCGATGAAGTTGGTGACAATTGCCTTGGTTCCCTCTGATCTAATCAGAACTGGTTTGATTACTTGACCAGCAGTGCTTGGAGGAATCTTATCAACAAAACCTGCTGTAATTCCAGATAAGAAGAATACGTCATCATCTTCGAGTGCATACTCACTATCAAAGTTTGCAGTAGATATTTCACCACCGTAAACCAGAACAAAGGAAGAGCCTTCTACAGATTCTACAACTCCAATGACTTCTGAGTTTGCGGCACTATCTGCTATTGCTGGAGTATAGAAGTCATTAGGCACACCAGTCGCAGCTTCTCGGTTGAAACGAAGAGCTTGTCCCGCTTTGAAGGTATGTCCACTCACAGTAATGGTATTACGCATCGACTTACCGTCGAGTAATCCACCTGTAATTTTAATATGACTTTGTGCCAAAAATCTGCTCCTTTAGAGTATGTATATCAAAGTTCTGCGTCTACATCCCAGCCTGTTGCTTGCTGATCTGTTGTACCTGTGCTTGCCCATGTCAAACTTCTTTTACCTATGGTTTCTATTGCTGGTGTGCCTGAACCAGTCAGTGTGATCAGTCCAACACGAACATCAGTTGTTAGTGGAACTTTCCTCATGGTTACTGGGAAGAATAGTGTATTTCGATCAGCGGGGGCACCATCGTTCTGTGATAGATTATCATCTCTCCAGTAGTACCTCTGCAACAGCGGAAGTTCTTCGGCAACACTCAGGTATTCGAACGGAGTTGGAGTTGAGCCTTCTTCAAGTTGAACTTGTGCAATGCTCAAAGTTCCTGTGTAGTTAATATCAGAGGTTCCAACGTAGCCTCTCTCTCCACCCTTTACTGCGGTGTGGAAAATTAAGCTAAGGTATGTGTCTTCTAGGTTGTTGTAACCGAACGTTACTTCTGGAACCACAATGCTGGCAGTGTACTTCTTCCAAGTTCCAGTCTCTTCAATGCGGAAATCTTTGATGTTGTAGAATGGCTCTGCTCCCAGATCATTCTTTCTTTGTAGTCCGACATGGAAGTTTCCAACAACATCTCCATTTGCCCAGAAAGACAGTGTAGCGTTTTTATGATTCAGGGTTCTATAATCTTCAATTCTCTGTTCAAGTGCAGCAAACTGAGCTGTCTTTAGATCATCTGAACGTCCCTTGAGTTTGATATAGTGCTTTGGAAAATTGCCAGATTCTAACTTTTCGGGTACACCAGTTGTGACATTGAAGTTGCCTCGTTGCACCTCACGAGTCATGTCACTATCGCCACTACTCGTTCTCTTCCATCTGTCTGCGGAGTAGAAATCTGTTGAGGTTGTATCGGCGGCAGCTCCAGTTGCAACCTGTCTTTCCCAGAAGTCAAAGTTACCGTTGAGAAGAAGGTTCTTACGAGATCCGTATGACTTCTTGAGACGAGTGAGGGAGTTGTCTACGACTTGTTCAACTCCAGTGATGAAAAGTTCAACACGGTGGTTAGGACCCGAGACTATAATAAATTCTAAGTCGGTTTGACTTGAATCTATTGGAATGTTAATGAAATCTTCTTGGAAGAACGTCGTTCCAACAGCGGAATCGGAACTCGGTGAATCGACTGATACGCATTTTCTGAAGTTTCCATCTGGATACTTGTAATAGACACATGCACGAGTTAGAGTGGAACCAGTCGATCTAAATCTTAAACTACAACGTCTTAATCTTTCTGGGAAAATACCAACACCAGAATCTGTTAGATCTAATTTTCTTACGGTGACTTCTTGTATTCTATCGGGACCCACAGTTCCATTGAACACTGTGAATGCTCTATCTGTTTCTGATACAAGACTTGATATTAAATCGAACTCGCCATCACCGTCTAGACCGTTTTGACCAAATGTAAGGTTTTCACCGACAGGCTGGAACTCAACATCTCCACCGAGAATCTGTGTACCGTCGAGGAGTGCGTTGACTCCCTTGGTGCGAATGATCCAGACGAGGGTGAGGTATGGTGGGCGGTTTTCGTGAGCTTCGGCAGCAGACTGTGCGCCAATCTCTTCTTCGGCTGCATTTCTAACACCGGTAGTTTGGTTAAATCTATCTGGGGAATCATTTCCTCCAAGGTTCCCTGTGCCACTCCCTCCCGAGCTGTTTGCTCGTCTCGCACCGTGGAAGTGTTCGGGTAAACCAGACTCTGCGGCGGAGAGTGTGACTTCAGCCAGTCCTCCCGCTTTACCTAATTCATCAGAACCCTTTCGATCACCAGAGTCTGGGTTGGTTCCCTTTCCGATGATGAATCTGTCTGTGAGATCGGGAAGTTTAAACGTACCGCTTGGTTCATTGCCGTCTGCGAAAGGAAAGTTCTCTCTTTCGAAATGTTTATGTAGATCTGTAAAATCTGCTATGTTTAGATATTGACCATCACACAGAGCATATCCATCGGGAATCTCTGTTCCACTGAACGCCATGATTGCACCAACGGGAACATCAATTGTGTTGTTCTCTTCTGTGTCATCAAAGAGAATACCACGAAGGTTGGTGACGATTGCCGTGCTTTGGGAAGTCGCTACGAATAGTGGCTTGTTAATATCGTTGTTACCGAACCCACCAGCATCCACCAGATCGGTGTTTCTGATTACGTTTGCAAAGGTTGCGCTTGTTCCCGTTGGGGTGATATAGTGAGTATCACCAGCGGTCATCGCATTACATCCATGACCAGTTACTTCTGGGAATCGAATCTGACCACTTAGAACCATCTCAAAGATATCCGCACTGTTTACTTTCTCAACAATACCAACGACTTCATCAAGACCATCTTGTGACTCTGCGACCCGATATTGACTAATCGCTCCATCATAATAGAGAGCATGTCCGTTTGTAAATCCGTGAGCGGTCTGAGAAATCTGAATCTTGTTGGAAACCAGTGCGTCTGCGGCTCTTTGTTCCTGTGCAACTTCAGCACCGATAAAGTTCTTGACGATTGCTCTATCTGTAGTAAGTCCGATCAGAACAGACTTCTGGAAGAAGTCTTCGTTTGTTGGTTTGGTTGGTGTGATCTTACCTGCGTTTGCAGTGTCAACAAAGTATGCTTGTCCTGCGACCAGAGCGGCATTACCTTCGTTGATTTGACTGAAATCACCGATGATCTCTCCAGAAAGAGACAGTTCAAATCTGTTGTCGTTGTATACTCGTGATACAACACCAATCACCTCGGATGTTGCAGCATTGTTTGCAAGTGCTTTGGTATACTTACCATCTGCTGTTTTCATGTAGACGGGCATACCAAAACTAAGACCATGTGAGGTTTGATCCACAGTGATTTTGTTTGCACCGTTGACAATGCTTACATACCCATCGTCATTTACATAGAGTGCATCTGCTGACTGTCCCGCAGCAATGTCGGTGTTGAATGCTCGGATGAGAGTATCTGAAGCAGTAAGACCACCAGCGATTCCAGTTCCGGCAGTAAATCCAAAGATCAGTCCCTTGGTTGCGTTTCCACCTGAAGCACCTGTTGCAATTCGAACACCATCACCGCTTGAGCTAATACTCTTTTGATCTGCAAAGTCTAGGTTCTGGTTGATGTTGAACGCAGCGTTCGTATATTTCCATAGGAATTCTTTATCACCACTCGATCCACGGATGATGAAACCACCACCCGCACTGTTGCCAGAGAAGTCCATGATCTCTTGATCATTCGCGGTGTTACCTGCGGTAGCACCAAGAACAATATTGAAGTCGTCCACGGTAAAATCAGTTGAGTTGATTGTTGTGGTGTTACCATTAACGGTTAGATTTCCGTTAAATACCATATCCTTTTGGATTGGTGAGATAACTTCGATGTGAAGAGCGCCATTAGTATCAGTTCCAGCCGAAATACCATCACCAGCAGAACCACCAGCACTAAATGGGCTGTAGATTTCTAGACGGTTTAGTTTGTTTATGATCTCATTGTTTGTTAAAGTAAACCACTCGTAAAAGGTATCACCTAATACGAGTTCTGGTATATCATAACTGTTTGTTTCAACGCCCATCTATTAGTCTCTCAAGCAAAGTTTTTATAGATTCTAGATCATTCTTTACAGTATTTAGTTCTTTTTTAAGACCTATAATTTCATTTTTAAGTTTAGTCTTCGAGTTTGTTTTATAGAGTATGGCATTTGTACCATCGTCTCTAAACACGTCATTTCTTCCCTTTACCCGCTTCATGATGTACCGTGTTCAAGAGCAACTGTTCTTACGGACTTTACTATTGGAATGACTGTTCCATCGGGATCAACTACTGAAGCTCCTTCACTGTCATTCTTTCCTGAGTACAGACAGATTTTAATAGCAAATGTACTATACTTTGTGTTTGTGTTACTCAATCTAAATTCTTCTGTTATGATCGTAGATTCATCTTCTGAGAATTTTTCTTCGTTTATTCTTTGTAATCTTCTATATGGTAGTAAGTCAAAGTCGGTTTGATCTCCAACCTTTCTTGCTTTCACATATATTTCATATTGAGTGTTTTCTGGTTTTATCGAATCAACAAACACATGGAAATCATTTGCAGCATTATCATCAATCAATTCTACTCGCTTGGAAATATACCGAACAGAAGAGCCGCTTGAAGTACCCAGTGGATTTTCATCATCCTGAGTTCGAATATTATTATTCACTTCATTTTCGATGTGTAGCAGTGCAGTAGATCTACTGTCCATTACGGGGGAAACATCTGAATTCCCATTCAGGAAGCTAACCGTCAGTGATCCAGCATCTGTATTTACTGTCTTCTCTTCGTTTAGGCTAATGTTAGAGTTTTCATTGATTGCTGCATTATCTAAAAGGGAATATGTAATTTGCGTTTCGGTTGTCACTGGTTTTTGAATGTAACTAATTACTCTTGATAGGTGCGCTTTGTGACTGGATCCACTATTAGCAGCCTTTAGAGTTATGTTTTTATTTCCCGATGTTACAAATTCACAACGATTAGCTATGAACATTAAATCTTTGGTGTAATCAGGTTCTGCAATATTAGTGTTCTGTGGTCTAAACAGTTTACCACTATACACTTGTTTCTGTATTCTGATGGCATTATCTGTACTAGACGCAAGTTCAGTTGCACCTGTAGTCGCTGTGTATAGTTCATAGTCTTTCGAGTTTGATGTTACACACAAAGCATACTCGCCTGGTTCGAGATATACTGGAGTGTCGAACGTTACCTTAGTTCCTACGGTTGGGATTGTCTGATTTATTGAAATACTAGATGGGTAAACGACAACTTCAGAGAATGGAATAATGGCAGATGGATGTGGGTATCCGTTTTTAGTGGGACGGATTTGGAACGTTACAGGCAGAGTTGAATCTTTCTTCCCAAAGAATACTTCGAGGTTCTGAAGGAAAATTCCCTGTGGGTTTTCGGATTCGTCAACAAAGAAAGTTTGTGCGAATGGATCTATCCATTGGTACTTCTTTGAAGTTCTAAGTTCTGACTTTCTTGTGTTAACATCAGAAGGAACCGAACTGCTGGTTACAGTTTGTCTTCTTCTGATGATAGGTCGCACAGAAGAAACAGTCTGTGAACTTGTTTCGTAAACTCCCTGAGCATAGAGGATTGTTTCTGCGACTGTAGTGTTTGCAGTATCTACGATCTTTAGAATTCTTTTACCAGTCAGGAAAGTTGAAGTTGGGAGCAACAAAGTAAACTGTTGAAGTTTTCCTGTATCGTCAGTTGTGTTTGACCAAGATGGTGTTGTGATGTAGCTTGTTGCTAGGGTATTATCAATGAAAACATTAACAGCGGTATTTGGTTTGAGGTTTTCTGTTGTGACAGTTATGACCTTTGATCTCATGTATGGAACAACACTCAGGTCTACTATTTTCCCCTTTAGTGTCTTTATGATATGATCAGGGAAACTCGTCATAGATGAAACTATTTCGTTTGATCTTTGTTCTACACTCTTGGTTCTTCTTTGTAGAATCAAGTCCTTCTCAAATCTCTGTCTCATAGTATTAAGAGATTCGTTTACTCTCGGAATAGAAAGAAGATTTTTTACCTTGCTGCTATTTGGTTTTTTATCAGTTGCGATTCCAGACCAAATTGCCTCCCAGTCGTTCCACTGAGATCCAAAGCCAACTCTATTATCATCATATGATGTTGCCATCCAAGCATCATTTTCTCCTAGCGTGTTTGTCTTCACACGAGGCCGTTTAGTTTCATCGAACCAAACATCAATTGGATCATCAACATGAATTCTACCGACCCAGTTAGTAACCTGATACGGGTTGATCGAAGTCTTTTCACTTGCTTTGGTTTGCGCTGCAAGAGTTGAACCAGTAGAAGAGTAATTTACCATTACTATTCCATTTCCATCAACTGTAAGTCCAGCATCAATACTGTCCACACTTAAGCTATATGCATGAGTTTTAAATGCTGGTCTTAGCTCTTTGTTTTGGATATCTATTGCACACTTATAGTCATCTTTCGAGACATCACCGATACCATGTCCACCGAAGTCATCAACAAGAATTGCTTTCTTGTCTGCTTCTCTACCGGACTCCATTCTATCATCAAAGGATATGGCATCTACTTTTGCCTCTACGCTGGTAAGTGAACTGAGAAGCTCAACTTGCTCAAGCCGTTTATCCACATCACCAATTTCACTCATCGTGTATCGTTTATGTGGTGTTCTCTCCAGAACGACATCATCTGGATTGTGAGTATATGCAGGGACAATTAGTTTATATAAAGTTAAAGAGTTTTCCATATCCTCTGGGGGAACTGGAGATAGACTTGGGAATCCTTTGACTACTTTAAACACAGTGGTCTCGTTGTTGAGATCTCTATTCAATACCAACTTGTCTATTCTTGGAAGGTAATAATCATGCTTAACTTTGAGAACGTCATTCTCTCTAGATTGAGTTATCTGGAACACGGGAACAGAAGAAGAACTTAGAATATTAGCGGCAGGAGCATCTTCAGTTCCACTGGATGGATCATTTGGGTTGAGTCTTCTTGGTTCGTCACGAGTAAACCTAAAGTCTACACACGAATTTAAAGATGTCGTCTTACCAGAAATTGGACTTGTAAAAAGAGGAATGTCTTCATAGTTAAATTCCTGCTCTCCCACGGGATATGAATCCACTGTAAGTGGTCCAAATCCATCATGCTCAAAGTAATCATATTTTACGGTTAAGCTAAAGCTGAAGTTTTGATCTTCATCTTTGTATTTGGTTTCGCTAGATTGTGTGAAGTAAAGTCTTCCGTATTCGTATGAATAGTCTCTCTGACCATTATCAAACATAAAGTCACTAATAACAGACACGTTACTATTATTGTCATCAACTATTGAGTTTATCTTTAAAACATCTGCCCTGTTTAGCTCGATGTAAAATCTTCCTTCGTTGTCCACTCCAACATCAGTTTGATCTAATGTTAAGTTGTCTTCCTTTTTTAGTTTTCTTCTAATTCCATTATCACCGCTTTGTGATGGATCTGTGTCCAATTCTACGGTGGCAAGAAGCGTATAGGTAAAACCAGATGATAAACCAGAGATCGTTAGTTGACTGCCCTCATTTAATAACGTATAGTTAGAAACTAAACTAATAATTCCACTAGCGTCACGTTGGAATAGTTGATAATACGTGTCCTTAAATTCGCTAGTTAAAGAACCAGAAGGACCAACGAAAGAATAATTTCCTTGGATGAATGATGGAAGAGAGATTTCGAGTTGAGTTCCTAAAGGAGTTAGTTCGGTGAATGCTTTTCTTATACGAACTTTCAAATCAGTTATACTCTTGACCGTTGTTCCTTTATCTACTGGGAACAACAAACTATGATTATTTCCTTCTGTTAAAAAAGCACCAACGCTAATTTTTAAAGCAATATCAGTTCCATTGAGATCTTTGATTGCAAAAGGTTGATTGGTATTGCTTATTAAATTTTGATTGGGTAGAAGTTCAACATCACGGAAATATAATCTATGTCCATTGGGACTTGTTTGAACTGAGATTATAGTTGCATTTGCAGTAAGAACATCGTTCTTGAAAATCTGGACATCAAGCCCACCTTCAATCAATGCACCACGATTAAAGTATTCATCTTCAAACGGCTGATCGCTTTCCATTGAAACATCGTCCACATAATTACCAAGTTCGAATGGTTTAATTTCTGTGGATTCTCTGGTAGCAGTGGTTCTTGCTTTGTCTAGATCTTTGAACTCTATTGTTTGATTATCGAACTCGTGTCCGTAGATGTAAGCCTTACCCGAGCCAATCGCCAAGGCCAGTTTACTGGTATTACTACCATGTTTCTGAACTTCTAACTCAAACGGATCAGTAATGTATGATCCCGATTCGTCAAATGTTCTTCTTGCTAAAGTTTTTTCTAGTTCAGCATAGTCACTGTAGATCACTTGGTTTGTGATGACTCCACCGTTTAGAGTGGCTAGTGGTACAAAGTTGTCTCGTTCTGCTGATGTGAAGAAACTGAGATCCAAAACGATTTGATATCTGTCAGACCCAGGCGCGTTGAAGTTATAAAAACCTCTCGCTGGATCTCGTAGGGTTTCGTCCTCATTCGCTCCAATATAGTTCTTTTGAATTTCAAAACCGAAGGAACCGTTTTGATCACCATACTGCCTTATTCCTGCTATAGTAGTCCCGAATGCAGGTGCGTGCTGTTCTTCTGTTCGAACAAAGTAACCATCAATAAAAAAGATACCTTCACTTACAGAGTAAAGTTTGGCTACCCCAGATTGTGTGGTTCCTCCAACAGTTGCTGTCGCTACTTCAGTGTTGATGGAAGATGTTAGAGTTGTGCTTGCAACTAGATTAGCAAGAGTTCCCTTTACGACCTGTATAAACAAGACATAGAAATTATCTTCAGTGGTAGCGTCTTCTACATGAATTACTTTTGCAACGTTGAGATTGTCTTCACTAGAAACTTCAAATCCAGAGAAAGAAGCAATTGGTGATGTGCTGGTAACTCGAATGAAGTCTACCGTCTGGAACGCACTGTCTGCACCGTATACTTTAGAACCATCTTTAAATACATGATTACCAAATCTTTCAATTTGGTTTTGTAGGATTGACTGAATTTGTGATAGTTCTCTTGCCTGAACAGCGTATCCAGGCCTGAATAGAATCTTATGAAAATTCTTGTCTTCACTGTAGTCATCAAAATAAGGTTCTATGTTGAATAAATCGTTATTATAAGAAGGCATTTATGTTTCCCTTAGAATCCTATCAAGATTCGTACTTCTTCTCGTTGGTTACTTTGTCGATCAATAGACCTTACATTCTGTATGTATAAGACTTCTCCTGAGCCTTGTACCAGTTGTGAGTCATTTATGCTGCTAACTTTGTAGTTCGCTCCATTGGGACCACTGATAGTCCCTCCCGCACTAAATCCCCCAAGAACATCGGAGAGAACTAAGGTTCCGCTCGTTCCATTCGTGGCTGGTGTCCAAGAAGCCACTTTGGCAATTGTAAGTTTTTTACCTAAGTTTTCTTGTGTTATACCATTATCTAATGCAAAATCAGATGAAGTAAATGAACCAGATGTAGGAGTCAATCCCAGTTCTGTTGTCATCCTATAGACTGGAGTTTCTGATGCATCGATGTAGAAATTCTCTCCAATTTTAATTCTACCAATAAAGGGGTCTCCATTAGGATCGACTGTAAAGGAAGCCGCAGTTGTTCCAAATGTTGCAATAAGTTCTCCACCTTCATCTTCGATATTTGTATAGTCGTGTTGTTCAGCCCCAGAGGAAATTCCAACCACGGAAGCAGTGGAACTTGCAGAGAATGGAACTGCACCCACATCTCCTGTTGCAGTTAATCTAACTAAAAGTTCTCGATTGGTACTATCCCAACCACGAACTGCCCCAGTGGCAGTTATACCAAGAACACTGTTAAAGTGGGTAACATTTTCATTTACTGCAAAGTTTCCAGTTCCCCCACTTGCACCGAAGTTGATTCTGATTCTTTCCTCTTCTGAACTAGGGAGAACAAATTCTTTGGTGGGGTTTTTTAAAGTCAATTTACCTTCAATGTTGGCGCTATCATATTCCCATCGTTCTATGGTGGCAACCGCATTTGATTGTTTACCGAAGATATAATCATTTGCTTTAAACAATTCTGTACCATAACCAACAGAAGATCCAAATGGTTTTTTGACTATTATGCTAGTTTTTCTGTCGAACTCGGATCCAGCAACTCGGAGACTATTGTCATTCAGTACTGGATTCTTTAGTATTCCAAATTGTCTAAAGTCATTGACATCAATTATTTCTGGTTGACCTTCAACATTATCGTTTATGATACGAACTAGAACTTTAGATGCGTTAAACTCATTCACAGCGTCTCCACCGTGTCCGCCCTTTGGTGAGATATAAATTCTTGCGGTGGGGGAACTACCAACAAGGCCTGGGGTTGGGAATGTTGCAAATGCTCCAGTATATTTTCTTCCTGTGTTTATTGCGACAAGATCCTTCGACGGCATCACGAACTTGGCATCTTCTCCGTCACCATGTATTAGAATCTCTGGAAGAATCTTAAAAGAAGTCTGTGCTTCATTGTCTGCAAGGCCAAATATTTTTCTCTCTAGTGGGGTTTCCAATGTTAGTGTTTTAACATTACCTTCAACCTCATAGTCAGATATTCTGTGTGCTTGACCCGAACCAAGGCCAGATGAAGTATAAAAAACATAACCATTGTATGCATCATCATCTTCTGAGAATAAAGAGTCGTTCGGATTTAAAACTACAGTAGTAGAGCCTCCATCGGTTGACTGATAAACATTTTTTGCGTCTGCTAATGAATTGGGGTATTGACTACTCAGAGTAGTTTGAAGTCCAGTAACATCAATTCTGTTTATTGCACCGTCCACGGTTTTCTGTTGAACTTCAAATTGTAGATTTGCAGTTTCATCTTCAGACTTTTCTCTGAACATAACAGGCATATATTCTTCTGTTAAGAAGTCTAGCTGATCATCTGTTATGGTATACATGAACTTCCACTTATAGCCATCTGAAAGCCTAAAGCTACTTGTTCCTGTTTGTGTTGGTGTTTGGGATGAGGCCGAACCGTTATTGTTGTCAAGGCACTTATAGACAGACTTCCCACCGACAAGAACATAATAATCGGTAACGGATTCTGGATCATTTTGATCTGCGGTGTCATCGTATTCTGAATATACTCTTCCCGCTGTCCAGTTGGTTCGAGGGATTACGAATGATATATTTCTAGAATCGACTCTGATGGAAAATAGAGAGTTCCTATAAGCAGAGAATTTTTCTGCAACCGAATCAACTACAGATGGTGGCGTTGTTTCATCTGTCCAAGGTAAAATCTTACCAAAGAAAAAGTAATAGTTATCATCGGATAAAGGATCAAGTTGCTTCTTTAAGCTATCAGCAAAAACTGTTCTGAAGTTATTTTGTAGTGCGTCTGTTAATGCCATCTAAGCGTCCTACCCATTGTTCGTTTCTGATGTTGTTCCGTATGGAACACTGTAATATTGATCATGCGCTCCAGCCCCAGCCCCAGTTGTTCCAAGGTATGGAAACTGTGGAGATGTCCATGTAGAGTATGTAGGGTTGCTGTGGAAATGAAATCCTACGTTTAAGAAATTAAAGTCTCCAGTTGCTATTGCACCAAATGACGTTCCGAGAGCAATATTATTTATTCCCCTAGAATTTGGATGATGATATATTGGGAAGAAATCCAAACCAAGAGCTTGAGCAGAAGTATATCCTTCTGCTCCTGTTCTCCCTAGAGCAGCCGTCGCACCTGTTACACCAACAACATGTGCTGTTATTCCACCTTCTGGGACTGTCCCTATTGTTTCACCGTTTCCTGTCGGACCACCAGTGAATCCAGGCGCGAAACCATTTGGATATAGATCTACACTTGTTCCTGCGATAGAATTGTTTGCTCTGAGATCCTGTGTTGTGCCAAATGTGTATGGTGTATAGTTTCCGATCACAGAGATTTCTTGTTTTTGTATTTCACTGTGAAACGGTGAGTCTGAACTTAGTGTGTCAGACAAGAGAACATCACCGAACAATTTAAACCCTGATGGATGTAAAAGTGCCTTTACTGAATCTGAATATTTTTGCAATGAAAGTTTAGTCTTTAGAACATAGGAGAAATACTGATAATAATCATTGTCTTCTAACTTTTTCTTTGAACTTAGCTTACCAGAGTTGTCAAAATAAAATCCATCATACTCTGCAAGTGCGCTGCTTTTTGCAGTTCCTTGTGCATTTCCGTTTCCTGTGGTACTTTCAATCGTGAATGTAACATCAGTGAAGTAGTTTACTCCGTGATTCAGAATTTCAATGTCTTTAATTCTACCTTTATTGTCTACGCGAGTTACTTTAGCTGCGGCTCCAATACCACCACCCTCTTCGACTAACTTAACAAAATCTCCGATTGCATAACCAACACCAGAGTTTGAAATCGTATATTCGCTCAACAAACCAAAAGTTTTTTCTCTTAGTTTTGATCCATCTGACAATTCAACTTCTATGGTCCTGTTTGGGATAAAATCACCATCTATGTTCTCTAAAAATAGTTCAGTGACTATAAAAGGAGGTAGATCATATTGAATAATATCAGAAACGAAAGCAGTTGCGTTTGTAGTTGACTCATCTAATGCCACCTGAACTAATGACTTATTTTTCATGGTGAAGTTACTTAAGCCATTTTCTGAAGTAACCCTAATAGACTTTCTTTCAATCCACTTACCAGTGGAAGTTTCAAGAATATCAGTCTTTGGGTAGAACACCTCAGCGATACTATTGTAGAAAGCATCGAAGAAAAAGGCAAAAGAACTTTCCGATCCCTTTATGGCATAAAAGTCACGAACTCTTTTTAGTAGTGACTTTCTGTCAAGTAAATTACCATCGGAATCTAGTGTACTTTCTTTTGGGAAGTTTCTCATGAACTTGTGTTCGAACGAATCAACAAACTCATCGAGTGTGTTTTCTATATCATAGAAATCATTCAGAAGCAAAGTTCTTTCGGTTGCATTACCCTGTTGTTCCATGAATTCATAATATGCTTCTATGAAAGCAACAAAGTTTGGATGATCTAAATTAGTGAAATCAGGAACCTGACTTTCGATTAGAGGAGAAATACCGTTAACTATACTTTTGGTTCGAGCATCTAATGGGACAAGTTGACCATTATCAAATATAGTAGGTGGATCACCGCCGCCAGAAGAACCTCGAAGTAAAAGTGTCAGAGACATCTATCAATCTCTCCCACTTTGGGGACAGAAACCAGGCTGAACGCACGATCCGTCTGCACATCTTTCCAATCCTTCAGCACATTCCCCATCATCGTCGGGTGGTTCTACTGTACCACAATCAACCTCTGAGCAGCTAGATCCATCCCCAAAATAATCACCACCAGCAAGACTACATTCTTCTGATGTCTTTGTTGTGCATACGTCTCCTATGCAACATGCGCCAGTTTGTGGGGGATCACCGTCAGGTGGATCCGTTGGATCTTCACATGGGAATTGTTCACATGTGCTATTATCACCGTGATATATTCCACCATTTAGAGTACAGTTAACTTCCGTTCTGATTGAACAGTTATCTCCAATACAACAAGCTCCAGTTGGATCAATAGGATCTCCTGTACCATCACCGTCAGGTGGATCCGTTGAATCATCTGTGTTGCCACTTTCATCCACGGGATCTGGATCTGGCGGCTCCACATACACTTCAACCAATCCACCACCGGGATTATATTCAAAGTTCTGTGCGGCGGGGGGAGAAACTGCCGATCTACTTAGTTCAATTTGCGATAATTTTATATCATTGATGTTCTGAGTGTCTACTGTTAAGTTTCCGTTTTGGGTGGTATCATAGTTTAGAATTTTATGTGTGGGTGCAAAAATTACATCTTCACGAGGAGTGACATCAAAGGTGATTATACCTTGTCTTGTAGCACTGACAGGTATAAAGTTATTGATAAAAACGGCCCCAGATGCAAAGTCTATAGAACCCATGTTTTTATAGATTGATATTCTTCTACCACCAACTAGCTCATAAATCCGAAGTTTACCATCCATGTCACTGTCAATGGCTCCTCTGAATATAGTTCCGTCTGGTTTCTTGTATGCAAAGTCGCTCGACTGTACTGATGGGATTCCTTGTATACCACCAAGAGAGTCATGACTAGTATTCATTAAAGTGTTGTTGAATTCAAGAACGTAGTTTCTTTTATTGTTCACGGAAGGAGCTAAACGTTTTTGTAACATGACATCAACGTCAACATAGAGCAAAGAATTTTCAAGGTTACGACACAGTGCTTCCAGTTGGTTGATGTATAGGTGCTTCCCAAACTTACATAATTCTGTGGTGGCAAACAGTGTAATATACGATATCAACAATGCCTTAAGCTCTAGTGCTGTTTTAGTTGTCAGCGTGGGATCATAAGCAGACTTTGCTTTGAACATAACATATGTGTATTCGGGATCAATTATCTCAGGAAGAATACCAACAATATTCTTTGGCTTCAATATGTTGTTCTTTATGTCTTCCTTTTCTTGATCTGTCAACACACTCGTTGTTTTTGGTTTTACCGCAATATACACTCTACCATATTCTGGTGGGTATATCTCTTCTCCTCCATAAACAAAGACATCATCAGCGTCCCCATACTCATTCAACACAAGGGACCTATAATCTTCTTCGGTTACTGCTCTGTTTTGAGTCTGGAAGAACAGAGGGGAGTTGAAACGAATACTGTCTTTCGTTTCAATCGCGGCTCCTCCTGCCGAAGACGATACCACAGATATTGTGCCATTTGCAATCGAGGCAGTGAATGTTCTGTTTGACGATGTGTCAGATTTCCCCACACCGTTTGCATCTGATCCTGTCGTGGTGAAGTACTCTATGATTACAACATTACCATCTTCTAACTTCTTACCAAGAACACCATCACCAAACTTGATTTCGTAAAGTCCCGTGGATGTTACCTCTAAGAAGAATGAAGTACTCGTTGATTTGAGTGTTGTTATATCAGATACCTTTGTCCACACGTCATTCTTACCGTCAGAGTCTGTCGTTGACTTCAGAACTCTAACAGTTATGTGATCAGTGTCCACATCAAGTGTGGGAATAACAAACTTAGTTTCAGATGTGCTAGATGAGACATAGGATACTGAATTGAACTCACCTTCAAAGATTGAAAACTCACTAGAAACGTGAGGAGCGGTTCCAGAAGTATCAATCGTTATTGGAGCCATGTTGAAGAATGAATATGGTGTACCGCCAATAGTAGCAGAAAACTTTGTTCTGCCAGGTATGATCTTCGTGGATGTATCTGAAGTTGAAAGGGAAACAGTGACTCGTGCTTCGGCAGCTTTCTTTGAGTGTGGCGTATATCCGATTTGCTTTGCATGGGACATCACAGATTCTTTCTTGACTGCACTGTCCAAGAACATTTCGTTCGCTACCATGTTTGTATAGAATGACTGGTAGTGTGTGTTGTATGCTAGAACGTCTAGAAGAACCGATAAACCAGATCCATTAAAATCAAAATCCTTGAACTGCTCTTGGCCTTCTAGGAAAGTTTGAAAGTTTGATCTAATCGCATTGAAATCTAGATCTGTTATTTGCTTTGTTTTATTAACCGCCATTATCGAGTTCTTTCGAGGTTAAGTGTTACTGTTGCCGTATTTCTAACATTCACAGGTCTAAAAACTATACTCACCGTAAACGAATTTTTCGCGGGAACGGAAGTAACCACCACATCTAAAAGTTCTACTCTGGGTTCGTCTCGTCTTATTGTTTCTTCTATCTTGTTCTTGATCTTAATTGCAGTCACGGGTGTTGCCAGTTCAAATAAGTACTGATGCACTCCCGCGTCTAGTTCAGGACGAAACGGTCTATCATATCTTTTGGTAAGAACCAGATTTCTCACAGATCTCTTCAGAGCTTCCATGTCAGTCAATGTAACAATATCACCAGAGACTGGATGTGCCTTGAAGTCTAAATCTATATCTGAATATCTTGCCATTGTAATATATATGCCTCTTTGTTATGTGATTACTGTTCTAAAATTCGTACTGCATCTCGGACAGTAAATATATTAACAAAGATTGATGCCTCCTCAATGAGAGAACGTTCTGACCGTGGACTATTGAGTCCCATGTCTACCCAGTTAGCGTAATTCTTTAGATCTGTTATGCTGAAGTTGTCGGCGAGGAACTGGGCTAGCCCTCCCGGGGTCAGGTTATTATTTTCTCTCAGGACAGCTCTCCACCTGCTAACAAAAGATCTTGCTCTAGATAAGTTTGCCGGCACTTCAGGGTATGGAGGAGCGAGGAGTTCAGCCACCCTCCTCGCATTTTCTTCAGCCACCCTCCTCGAATTTTCGTATTCATCTATAACTGTATCAACATCAGGAGCCGAGGGTTCAGTATCACCACCATCACTATCATCACCAACTGCTCCCACTGCTACTACTTCTTCTTCTTCCTCGGAGAAGAAGTCTTCTACATTAGATCCAAACTCATTTATGTTTGTCGCAAGATCGGCAGCAGCTTGTTCTGCTTGTGCCACTAACTGCTCTCCCTGAGACTGTAGATCCTCAAACGATTTCTCTAACTTGTTGACTGCATCTTTACCTTTATCCACGACACTATCGATCAACTGTTCTGCCTGTTGTTGTACTGATTCTACTATACCCTCGACACTCGCCTTGATATCATCGACAAGCTCTTCTGGATCTGGAATCAGTGCAGCAATTTGCTCTAACGATGGGGGAGATGGCAGTTGCAAGTCGGGAATGAGTCCTTCGATTCCAGGTCCAGCAATAAGATCTTTAAATACTTTCCCTGCAAGGCAAGGATCAGTCAACACCCCACTGAGTGCAGTGTTCGCTAAACCATATTGATCAAGGAATGCCAACGCTCCAGAAAGGAACGCATCTTCAGAGTTCGCTATGTTGAGGAATGACTGTTCTATTCCCTGAATTGTTGTGGTTATTCTTATTACTTCATCGAAGAATTGGTTGTCGCCTGGATCAAAATCACCCGCACCAAATTGACCTGCAAATTGTACAATACCATCTAATACATTCTGTGATTCTTGTATTGCATTAACTCCGAACTCTTGCTTTAAACTGTTAAAGCCATGAGAGAAGTTGTCTTTAAGAATGTCTTCTGGATTTGTGGAGAGAGTGGCAAGAGCAGAATTATATGCACTACCAATTCCTAAAATCCTACCAAGATCTGGTTGTTCATCCTGAAACCCACTTACCACACCACTGATTCGATTTGTTCTTTGTTCAAATTCGACGATAGAACCTTGAAAATCTTGTACCACATTTTGTAGATTACTGGCCCACGGTGCTTGTACAAAACCACCAGCCGTACCATCTGGATTCTCTGTAAAACTACCAATACCTTGTAATCCACTCACCGCCTCACTTATCGTAGACTTCACTCCACCAGCTAAATCTGCAATTGGGTTACTCAGAGCATCCCCACGCAAAAAGGACTGGATGAAGTCGATCTGCTTGGGTTCTAGGACGCCTTGTAGGATAGCGCAGTTGTTTAGGGGAAAGTCACCGTTTCCAATTTGACTTACTACCATTTACACACCTCCTACATTTGGGGATCCAGTTATAGCCTTATGACCACACGAACATGCATTACCTACTAGAAGAATGGGTTTACCTTCGGCTGTAATAGTGGAAGAAAATTCTTGATTGAAAACACCGATCACAATAGAGTTTCCGTGTCTGTGTGGTGCCGTAGAAGAACCTTGTACAGCGATAGGCATCCCATTGACAAGAACAGAACTTCCTCCCGGCGACATTGAAATGATTGCTGGAGCGTTAGTGAGATCATTTATTCTTAATAGACCCTTCATTAATAACCTCCTCCGCTACTACTACTACTACTTCCGCTACTACTACTTCTCACTGGTGTTCTTGTGGCTGATGGAGTTTCACCGAAAGAACCACCATCAATAACATTGTCATCAATGTTCGTGATCTTTACAAACGAACTTGACTTGTCTGGTAGTTGACCAAATACGGTTTTAGTTACTTCATAGAGTTCACCGTTATAGACAACGGTTGTTCCTTTTCTATATGTAATCAACTTGTTACTCGAATCTCTGACAGAGAACATCCCACCAGAGCTGGAAACAGCCGCACCGTTCCTAGTAATATTTACATACGGAACATAAGACTGACACCAGTAGTTCTTATTCGCAGTTGCTTTCCATGCAGAACAGTAAGCATTATTCTGATTGAACAGTTTGCAATTACCACACTTCTGTCCATCTGGAACTGCTTGGTTTATAGAGTTCTGGTATGCAGTGGGGAAGTTGCCAGGAATTCTCTTTCCGTTTTCGTAGGTATTACGTTGACTGTTGTTTGAATTGTCGTTTTCTAATCTTCTTTCTTCTGGAGGTTCGCCTATGGTCTCGGTTTCAAGATCACTTAATGGATCGTACTCAAAACTGAAGTTTGGATCTATTGGTACTGGAGTGCCTTGATCTCCCATATATGGTTCTCGATAAGTTTCGTCGTAATACCGAAGCAATAAATCTCGGTGATAATAATGATCATACAAATCTTCTGTACGAGCATACCAATATGCAAAGTGACTTGGATAGTCTCCCCAATACTCAATTTCAAGTGCATTCAGTTGATATGCAAGCTCGTCTCCAGGCAGATCCGAGTCAAAGGGATCCGCACCCGCATATTCTGTATTATTCAATAAATATGTGTTGTGAATTATAGGTACAACGGGCTTCACTTCACCATGCTCTTGAATTATGTCTTCACATGTTTTTTTAGCTCTCTGTACTCTTTCTCCATTACGTATTCTACTAAGCGCAATAGGATCGTTATATTCAAAATACGCATACTGATATAATGTAGGACTTAAAAAATCAAGAACATCGAAGAGTGTTTTTCCTTGGTATTTTATATTAGAGGCAAATACCTGCCTCCGACTAAACTTAGCAACGTCGGTACTAAATCTGGGATTTCTACCATCTCCGAATCTCCATAGTCCAAATTTTGCATTTGGCATAAATTCTCTAAGAATGTTTACTCTTCTTATCACACCTTCCACGAACGCTTTTAAATCTGACTGACTTGTATTCAGTAGGTTACCAAAATTTACTGGAGATTCCCAATCAAGAAGAATCCACCCTGTGGTATTTTCATTAAGATATGTGTTTCTAACTGCGATAGGATCTTCACCAAATCTTTCTATCCATGTTTGAATAGCGTACTCGTAGGCGCAATCGCGATCGCAACCACTTTCCACGTAGGCGGCATAGATCGGGTCATTGTTACTAAAGAAAGATTCCTTGCTAAGATGATCCCTTACCCATTCTCTCCACTCCTCATCTGTTTCAGCTTTCCAAAACTCCATTCCTTTTCCCTCACGCTCTTCTGCCGTATCACCATAACAATAATTAATACCTTCATTGATTTTGCATTCATCCCGCCACTCTTGACGTTGTTGCATATACCACATTTCTTCTTTGGATCCAGTTTGAATAAGAGAAGGCATCATAGGAAAACGTATCTTTCCACCAGCAATGGTTACGGATGGTACGTATCCCTCTGGATTGATTACTGTACCATCATCATCTAATTCGGGTACAGGAATTAGCTGCGGACAGTCACCGTGGAATTGTGTTTCTCCCATAACCAAACCATTTGGCATATAATACCGACCGCCGTCAATAACGTGTACATGAAATCCCTTTGATTTCTCGCCGTTTCGAATCATATCAGGGTATGGACTAGCTGCGACAGCAGCGCGAGAAGTAGTATATAATGGACAATATCCACCAACTGAAAATGGACCATTTTCTCCCCGATTATTTCCAGCAGAACCGTCAAGTCCTGCTCTACTATTAGAACCACCAGATCGTTGCTCTGGTGTACTTCGGACTGTAGGGGAAACATAGGTCTGTTGGCGCGTTACGGGAGGAGTAGACGCCGGCGTACTCCTTTGTTGACTTGATCTATTATTGTTATTATTATTCCCTGTATGGTACGACATGTTTATCCTGGCGGGTTAAGTTCCACCATACCCCCTTGTAATTTAATCTTTGCGCCTCCCCCAACGAAATTAGCAACACCGCTTCCACCGATCTGAGCATCTGTACCTGCGACTGCATTAATATTTTCTGTTGCATTCACATTAAAGTTCTTACAGTCTACTTGAAAATCGTCTGACAACTTGAAATGTGCTTTCCCGCCTTCGAAAATATAATTCGCAGCTTTGAATACTGCATTACCATCAGTGGTGATGTTTAGATTACCTTGGACGTACATTTTCTCGTCACCCATTGTTACTTTATAGCCACCACCTGTTGACTTTATGACCATCTTTCCATCTGGATGAAACTCAACAAACGAACCAGAGTTGTGGTATATGTGTATTCTTTCATTGTCTCTTGTATCGTCAATTTCGATCAAGTGACCAGTGACAGATTCATATACCTTGTTAAAAGGATAAACAGGATTACCATCCCCTGCGGTTGGTTCGTTCCATGTTTCATCGTCCCCTGTTGGGACTTCCTCTGCTGGTTTCTTATTGAAGGATGGTGTTCCTTCTTCGGGAGGACCGTATGCTAAAATATTCGTGTCTGGTTTTCCAAGATACGTGTCCCGTGGGAAGTTATCATACGGATCATTCAAACCTTCTTCTTTGATGTTCTCTTGTGCGTTCACTCCAGGCACAGTTCCCATGATCATGGCTTGCTGTGGCATAGGTTCCTTACCATCCAAGAAGAAACCAAACACCTGAGTGCCAGGAAGGAAACCTGGCACTGTGGTTCCAACCCCAGAACTGCTCGCGCTGGTTACGGGAAATATTGGATGCGCCCAAGGGAGTGATGACGTTGGAATATCCTCTTGGTTTGCACTATGATATCCGTGGATGCGAACTCTTGCTCGCCCCAACTTCTCTGGATCTTGGACATCCTCGACGACACCAAGCCACCAAACGAATTCTCCATTCAGATTAATCATTCTTTTCGGCCCATTTTTCGGACCATGCTTTCCATTCTTCTAGTTCGTCTCGTGTAAAGTCATGACTAGTCTTTGTCTTTAGGTTTTCAATCTTCTTCTCATAATCTTTGAGATTCTGGTATTCATTAAACTTCATGTTATCACTCATGGTGCTAATCTCCTTTGCTGATTCTCAGCTTCAAATCTAGAACTTTCTGGTAGAGGTTCTGCATACGAATCAGAACACGCCTCTATTGTCATTGTATATCCATTCACTTTATTGATTGTGTGTTTTATGGATGAAACAATATAATCCATACTACGGTATTTATTCATTCCATCGTCGTCCGAATTTATGTTGGACTGGTGTGTGAAGTCCACATGAATTTTATCACCAACGTTTATAGAACTATTTCCTGCTACTTTAAACTTGACTCTTTTGTTTAAAAACGATCCAATCTGGGACATTCTCTTAGTCTTGAGATCTGGTGAGAATGGTCCACCAACAAATCCAGTGCCAAATGTAGACAGAGATCCTATATTTTTCTCTAATACTTTGTCTGTCATTATGGGGTGTTTATTACAGTGATTGATTTTATCAAATGCTTCTTTGTAATCGTATCTGAGACCACCAAATGATTTGTTCATGACATCGTGAGCCGCAACAAATCCACCATAAACCCCTTTGGTTATTTCAGTTAATAGATTTTCTTTACCTACTAAAATCATATCAGTAATTAACGATCTCGCTGTAGAAATGTTTTGTGTCTCAAGTAGTTCGGATCTTCCATAAAAGAATTCTGCCTTTGGGGGAAGTTGATACATGGCCCCGAGAGAAGCAAAGTTAAAGTTGTTGAAATCCTGAAAGAAAAAGTAATTTACTTCATCGGGATTGTCTTGTCTTTTTGCTTTTTTGCTAAGATCATTTATGTGCGTCATTGGAGTGTTGATAGGCAAAACAATTGTAGTCTCACCCTCGGTTGGTTCTACACTCATGGGTTTGGAATCTACAAAAAGTTCAGACCAAATAGCACCTACTATGTCGGATATTTTCCCAGTATATGACTTGGAAAATTTAGTGCTTCCGTTAAAAATAATTTCAGGTGAAACGAACTTGAGAGTGTATTGTGAAGTGCTACCAGATTCAGAAAGATTTATGTTTTCTCTGGAGTATAGAACCATATTCAGAATAACTTCTGAATCGCCTGGTGAAAGAAAAACTAATTTTAATCTTTCATTGTTTTTTATTGGCAGTTTACTGTAAAGATCTATGGCATCAGAAACCAAAATGTTACATGTCATCGGAGACCCAAATAGATCTTGGTGTATGTTTATATTTGCCACCATGTCAAGCAAAGAAACAACATCACCAGAATCTAAAATTAAATCCAGTGACTTTATTCTAAAATCATTTACTTTTCTTAATGAAGTATCGGACATACTAACCCGCTATAAGTTCCTCAAAGGCAGAAATGACATTTTGTAATTGATCGGGGTGTACTAGTTTGATAGACCGTTTTGTTTCGTTGTGAGTCGCTTCATATTCATAATTGTTCACTGCATATGTCGTGTTCGAATCTCCACTGACTCCGAGGTATACTCCCAGTCTAGTTTGATAGAACTCAGGTGCAACTGCGGTGTAGTCCCCGCTCGATCCCGTCATTCCAAGGGGAGTCTCTTCAGCAGATGATGAAGCCAGTGGGTTTATGTCTGTGCCATCGGCCTTTTGGAATTTGTTCAATCCAAACAAACCGTCTTCAATCTTTTTAATCTTCGCTCGCTGGAGGACTCCTTCTCTCAAAACACCAATGACTTCATCAGCAACAAAACTGACATGCTCGCCCCCGTCAACTCGGATTCTACTCAAGGTGGGATCATGTTCAACAACCCTTGCCCTTGTTGTGAATTCATGTTGAATTGTACCGATGTCATCCGTGATGCCTGTGGTAGATGTTCTGAACAGTGTCTCATCTGCGGAAAAAGTCATACCACTTGGCAGAACATTATTGTCATAATCGACAAGATAAAAGTACTTACCGAAATACTTTTTCTTGATATAGTTTTCCATTGAGATCGTATCAAGTGCCATATCATAGTATGGATTGAGGGCTTCGTTGAGAAGAAGAACGACCCAAAAGAAATCTGAACTATCATAGAGTCTATGTGAAATACTTTCTGGTGTGTCACCGTCTTGCGTATCATAGTCAATGAAAAATGAAGACTGTTCGGTCGATACATTTCTTGACCTGACTCTACGAAGAATATCTGTGACAAGTGTAATCCGAGCGTCCGTGTCGAACTCGTCTAGATATCTCAGTATTGGGAACTTATCAAAATACATCAATAACCTTCCTCAATATCTTCTCTGACCAGTGGTCTGAGTTCGGTGAATTGCATGGTAAGTGAAGTTCTGACTGGACTACCATCTGGGAACGTAGCGTTAATTCCGTTTGGTGTGTAGTCAACGTTTATGGCAGTAAGAGCGCATCTTCCGAGTTTGTTCAAGAACAGATTTTCTGCTACTACACCATTATTGAATACTTTGTAGTATCGTATTTCAAACTCGTCGGGGAGGTTTAGAAACGTACCACCAACCGCCAGTGATGGGTGTGCTTTCTTTCTAAACGCACGGATGATTTTTGAAACTTCAACGGCTTCTTTTTGGTTCTTTGGTGCAAACGAGAATGTAAAATCAAAACCTCTCGCATTGACTCCCTGAAAGGTTTGTTGCATTCTTGGGTTTATGGCAAGACCAGATACTTGTGTGAGGGCAGCTTCAGCATTCGCAGCGACACCAGCAATACTAGCGGCATCATCAATGACACCCGCTACTGCTCTTTTAGCTAGTCCCCCTAAACCTTCGAAATCAAAATTAGTGAGGGACTCAACAGCTTTTGCTATTTCAAAATTTACGTTGTTGTATCCGATAGATCCAGAATTGACTAACTTGTTTGGAAGGTATAACGCTATGTTTGAATTTGATTTTTCCGTCGAAGAAGTAAACCGCAATCTACCCTCAGCAGATACTCTTCTTTGCACACCTAATAGTTTTTGTTGTTCGATAGTAGATCGAGATCTGTCTTGAATAAAACTTTCATGTGATCGCGTCGTTGAATCTGAGGCATCGGTTAGCTGTTTGAACGATAATTCCGACTCATCAGCAATTTCTTGTGCCGCTTGTCTTTGAACCGTCAAACGATCCACTTCTTCCTTAGCCTGACCAGTAGCAAATTCAATATCTCTTATACTCTCACTAGCAAAACCTATTTGATTCGCAAACATAGAGTCCAATGAACCGGGACCAGTAAAAAAATCTCTACCTTTATTTGCTGGTGGCATGTATAGCTCGGATCGATCCTGTTCGAGATCTGTTCTATACAACTGCGCTTCGATTCCTGCTTGCGCTATTTTTCCATATTTTTCATCTGCGACATCAATATCCTCTTCTAGTGTTAAAACGTCTCGACCCGCCTGCCTACGTCTAGCTGCTGTTTTTTCGCCTTTGGTTTCGTAGCTAGTAAACATAATGAACTGATTATATTCATTCTCTCCTAGATCCTGTGGAAACTGGAGATCTTCTTGATCTGGAGTGCGGTTGAGTATTTCATTATCATTTGGAGATAGTTTATCAAAAACACCTTTACCCATAGGCATAACTTTAGAATTTTGTGCTGTTGTGTCGTTAGGAATCATCGACATGTTTGTTTCTCTCCGTGATACATACAGTATGAGCTATAAGGGAAGATATAAACCAAAAAACCCATCAAAGTATATAGGTGACCCGACCAAGGTTATTTACAGAAGTCTTTG